ACCAATCTTATCAAGATAGTTTGTCAACCTACTATTTAGATAACTTAAGTTCTGATCGATGATCTTCTTACGAACGAATGAGTCTTTACTTGTGAGCAAGTCTTGTAGGAACTTGTAATGCTCTCCCAATTTAGTGAGTTCATTAATCTTATCAAAGCTGATTTCCTGTAATGCTTGTTTCTCCATGTCAGTGATTTGCTCACCATATGGATCAGTTTCTCCTGCCTTCGTAGCAATACTCTTTCCGAGATTAGCAACAATTGTCCTATGTTCAACTGCTTCTGCCTCAGTGTCGTAAATAGTCACCGGCATATCACCAACTGTTACTGAAGGATTTTCAATCAACTGTTCAGCATAAGGATCTTCTTCATTCTGTTTAGCAACAATCTGCCGTTGAATTCGCTCAAGTTCTGAGCTATGCTTAATTGCCTCTGCCTCAGTCTTATAATGTGTTGTTGGCCTATCGCCCAAAACATAAACTGAAATTTTGTTTTTTTCTAAATCATTTTGGGTTTGGGCAAGATCACCTTCACTAATAATTAATAAATCACGCTTGTTATTAATAACACTAGCATGATTTTCATCATGAAAGTCTTGCCCGCAAGCATAGCACTTGTTGTCTTCAAGGGTCTTTATTTCTTCTTGAAGTTTAGTTACAACTGCTTGCTCTTTCTTAAGGATAGCCTCAAGCGAACTAATAGTTTTGTTAAGACTATCAAGTTCAACCTTCTTGATGTTATAGTCAGTAAGGTCCTTGTGAGCCTGCAATTCAGCGGCAATATTGATATGGCTTAAGGTGTCATATTCTACTTGGAGTCTTGCAATATCGCCATCACGTTTTTGTTGCCAAGCAACTTGACGAGCAAGAATAGCATCATACTGTTCTTGCTTACGCTTAAGATCATTGTAAATTGCGAGGTCTTTATGTGATTGAAGTTCGGCTTCAATATCGATCTTACTAAGTTCATCATAGTCTGCAACAAGTTTAGCAAGTGCTTCATCATGCTGCTTTTGCCAAAGAACTTGCCGGCGCTTCAAACTATCAATCTGTTCTTGGACACGCTTGTTAGCATCTTCTGTTGCTTTAACTCTAAACTCTTCTTGTAAGATCAAGTCTTTGTTAAGACGAATTTTGTCTTTGATAAGATCAGCCTTTTCACTGAGCAATGTGATACCAAGCAACTGTTCAATGATTTTACGTTGATCACCACTAGGTAATGACAAGAACGGAGCACTATATGTATTCAACGCAACAATATGCTTGAACATGTCAGCAGTCATACCGATAGCACGTTCAATTTGCTGCTGCGTCTCTTTATTTTCACCTTGAGCATCATCAGTAGTTTCTTGCAAATCACTATTGACATAGAACTTCAACAAGTTAGGACGGCGCCCACGCTCAATCTTGTACTCAATACCATTAGCACTAAACTCAAGTGTGACAAGCATTGCTTTGCCGTTAGTGCGATTGATCAAGTTATCTTTGCGAATCTGATTGATTGGACTACCGAACAATGCGTATGTAAGACCTTGAATAAGAGTTGTCTTGCCCGTACCATTACGTGCGCCATCGCCGCCTAAATCAAGATTTTCACCAAGAATAAGCGTTAGTTCTTTGCTGTCAAAATTGACTGCTTGTGTTACTGCTCCAATACTTAGAAAGTTTTTAAGTGTGATGTTCTTAAGAACGATGCTCATAATAATATTTTTTCATCCATTTTGTTACTTGATCATAATTTGGAAATAATTTGTGTTTGTACTCTGGCATTTTTTGAGTAGCAGTAATAGGCCCATTTAAAAAACGTACTTTGTATAAATCAACAATTGGTATAGTTATGGGATGTAGTAAATCTTCATAATATACTGTTTCGTTTTCAACAAGAGATGCATACTCTTTCCAAAGATGGTCTCTTTTTAAGCATCGTTTTGCAAAACCAATTACTTCTGCTTCGGTTATAATTTTTTGGTGTTTTTCGGCAAGTTCATTAAACCCCTCAATTTGTTCTTTGGTTGTTTGTTCTTGTACATTAACCAACGCTTTTTCTGGCATAATCTCAGCGGAAAGCAAAATCGCTTCCTTACTTAAGAATTGTTCAACTTTATTGCGTCTTGTACAACGAATTAAAAGAGGATTTACCTTTTTAACTACTTCTGGAATTAGCGAAAAATTGTGAGCGTTATTCAATACACTAGATGAAAATATTGCATTGTCTAATGTCTCTTCTACAAAATGAAATTTCTTTGCTAGAAATCCAGATAGGGAAGAAGCAAATCCCGTGCCGCCCGAGCGCATTTCTCTGAAAACCCAAACATGTCTATTTTCCGATCGATTGGTCATAAGTTTCTATAAATTTCTAACAGTAGTTTGTTATCATAAAAATCACTTTCGATACTAGTAATTTGATCAATTACAATTTGATCGACACTCTCAAACTTAAGTTCGCCTGGTGCTAAGTCTTGACCAACTGTATCTACCTTCATAGGAATAAGTGTCATTTCTCTAAGATCATGCTTTGGAATAAGTGTTTCACGAATATAGTTTGCTTCTTCATACGAAATGTCAATATCAAGATGTACTCTAACATGACTTTTAGGCAATAGCAAGCCCTCTGGGTTATCTAATATATCACTTAGCTTATAAACACGAAATTTGGGCTGATTAGGCCACGAGTGAAATTCTGGTTCTTGATCCCATTCAAGAATCATCATGCCTCGCTGATCATCACCGGCGTCTGCATAGTTATGAGGGAATGCATTGCCGATATACCAAATGTTATTGCGGGCTTGACGTTTGTGAAAATGACCACTGAATACCTTCTCAAAACCGGTTACATGCTCATCATTGAGTTCGCCGTGATCTGGCATTTGAACCATAGCATTCATATAGAAGTTAGGCAATTCAAGATGGCTAAAAAGATACTTACCCTTCATTTTGGCAAGTTTCTTATAATCGTCACCGATCAACCAAGGAGCAACAACTACATTGCCCTCACTAAACCAATCATTAACAATTACTACATTAGGTAAATGGTTAGCCCACTCAACACTATGTACATCGCGGCGATCACGGTAATAAAGATCATGATTACCTGGGATAAAATATGTTTTTTTAAATGCGTCATTGAGTTTTTCTAGCGCCCTAAGTCCATACTGTAATGTGTGAATGTTGATGCTTGCTCTATGGTGATTCCAATCACCTAAGAACAAGCAAGTTTCACAACCTTCTTCTTTAGCCTTACTGATAAACCAATCAACAAAGTCACTACAGTCTTGATTATGCTGTAGGCTGTTTGACTTTAAGCCAAAATGGATATCGGTAAAGACTGCTGCCTTCTTGAATAAATTTATCATACTTTAACTTATACTACCTGTAAATGTAAAAAGCAATGAGTTTGGTGACCTTATTGAACAATCTTAGTCTTGCCCACATCACGAAATTGACGACTAAAGCTTGGATTCAACCCGTTCATTTCTAGGATATCGTCACGAATGTTTTGGTTACGCTTTTCAGTATTCAACACACGACAAAAGCTATTGGTGATAGCAGCAGTATAATATGCGAATGGATTAGCACTTTTTGCTTCGTTGAATCTAAGACCGACGTAAGTTAATTGCAAGATTGCACTTGCTTTCATTTCATCGTTGTACGTATAGCCACGCCAGTTAAACTTCATAGCATACTTCTCACAAAGCATCATGTACATACGTGCTAGCTTGTTAGTTATGTTACCGTGTTCTTTACTAAAATGTCCGTTTTCCATTCCACCGACCCAGTGACTTTTGCCAACACAAACCCAACTACCATTTTCGTCTAGCTTGTAATGTTGGAAAGGTGGGAAGTTTACCTTGACATGAACCATGTCTTCTACTTCTGCTTTAGTTGCTTTATCTTCTAAGTCACTAAAATCAGTATCATCATCTTCAAATATAAAGATGTCCTTAGCAGTTTTCTTCTTGACGGTTTTTCTAGGTTGTTTTTGTGCCACTGGTACATGATCCCAAGTCATGACTCGAAAGATTAAATCAGTTGTGGGTATCTTTTTTGGATCAAGCTTTTCGCCTGCTTCAATTGATAGCCTAGCTGCTCTGACTTCTTTAGCAGCCTTGATTTGCGCAGGCTTACCTGCAAATGTGAGCGCGGTAATTAAATCACTATCCGGTTTGTCAATGATAAGGTCATATCGATGATATTCCTGATCTACGAATGAACAGTAAGTGGTTTTGCTCGAATGGATTTCTTTTAATATATCTTTATTGTTTAGGTAATTTACTTTTTTTAGTTTTTTTACTGCTGGTAACATTAATGTTGATCCCTATTCTTAGAATACATCATACTACAAGTGTTGCATTAATGCAACATCTTTGGGTAAAATTAGCGGTTTTTTGCTGTGATAAATACTATTAAGTAAGTTTATTTATCAGAGAGAAAGTATGGCAGTCAAAGTCACAACTACAGTTGAACCTAACGGTACTAAAATTGCAACTATACCATTGAGCCCTCCCCTAGGCCAATTGAAAAGCGAACTTAGGGCAATTAACCGACCTGATAGTTCAGCACCTACCTATTATCAGATAGAGGATTCAAGGATTGGCACTAGCTCAACTTTTACTGCTTCTCAACTTAATACTGCAAGGGTCGAAGCCGGAACAGGAAAATTTAAAGGTGAAAATGTAGTAGTGATCGGCAACGAGGTTATCGCCTCATTTCAACCTGGTATAGGCACAGGACCTGCTACGTTTATTACTAATCTAATAACATCCACTGCTATACTAAGGTCAGCATTACAAGGCGCTGCTACTAAGACAAACGTTACAACTCCGACAACCGCTTCCCCTAAAGCTAGTTCTAATAATACCGCGGTTGCAACAACATCTGTTACCTCTGGATCTAAAGCAGCGGTTCCGGGACCAACAGCAGAAGCAAGACCAGCTACTCCTCCTGCCAAAATCGTAAAACCAACTAAAACAGTTTCTACTACTAGAACAGTAACAGTTAGCGATGGTATACCTGAAGTACTAAAGACTGCACCTCAAGGCGCCCAATGGAATAGACCCGGTTCACCAGACGGAAAAGTAAAGGCACAGAATTTAAGAAAAGTTGGACCTAACCAATATGTTGCCTTTGCTAGTGGTGGCGCACCAATTAAGCTTGATGCTGCCGGCGCAGCAAAATTCTTTAGGGACAAACAATATACAAACTGCAATATGCCGCAGTTCATGCCTAAAAAAGTTACTAAAAAGATAACTGAAAAGAAAACAGTTACTGATAATAAAGGTGCACCTACTACACCTATCGATCCGGGCACAGGCACAGAATATGTAGTTAAGAAGGGTGATACATTATCTGCAATTGCTAAAAGATATGGTACTACCGTTGATGCACTGCTTAAAGCTAATCCAAATATTAAAAACCCAAACTTGATTAAGGTTGGTCAAGTCATCATCATTCCTGGCAAACCTGAAGTTGATCCTGGATTTGATGACTCTGATATTCTTTTGGCTCAAAGCATTCAAAGTGGATTTGATCAGGCTGATTTTGAAGGATATGATGACTGGAGAGTTCGACTATCACTGGCACCAAATAGTAATTATCTATACGCTGGCACTAATCCGGGTATTTTACAACCACTACAAGCAACACAAGGGGTTGTATTTCCTTATACCCCGCAGATCGTTGTCAATTATCAAGCAAACTATAATCCAATTGATTTGGTTCATACTAACTATAAAGTGTTTCAATACACTAACAGTAGTGTCGATCAAGTTACGATCACCTGTGAATTTACTGCACAGGATGTGTATGAGGCAAGATACCTATTGGCCACAATTCACTTCTTTAAAACAATGACTAAAATGTTTTATGGTCAAGATACATATCCAGTAAGAGGCACGCCACCTCCCCTTTGCTATATGTTTGGTATGGGAGGGTACCAGTTTTCTGCACATCCATTGGCTATAAACAGCTTCAACTACAATTTACCTAATGATGTTGATTACATTAAAACCACTGCACCGGTCAGTAAATTTGAATCTAATTTTGAAGACTCACTTAATACTCTCTATACCGAAATGGGTATAAGTAATAGTCAATCACAAGATCGTCTTGGTGAAGGTTTAAAACCCGGCGGCACATGTCCAGCTCCAAAGTTTAACTTTGCACCAAAAGATATTACAACGTGGGTACCAACAAAAATACAGTTATCTATTGGATGCATACCAATTATGAGTAGAAATCAAGTATCGAATTACTTTAGTCTTAATGATTACGCTAGTGGTTATCTAGTTAAGGGAACTACTAGACCTGGTGGAGGTATGTGGTAATGTCAGGAGCATCAAATGCCTATACATATCCACAAACTAGTCCTTACTATGATACAAACATAGTAGAAAATAATTTTTTAGATTTCTTAGAATATAGAGAAATTCCTCAAAATCCTAATGATGTCTATTATCAAGTTCCACTAGTTTATCAATATAGACCTGATTTACTTGCATTTGACTTATATGGTGATGCTAGTTTGTGGTGGGTGTTTGCTGCTAGAAATCCAAATAAACTTGGTCCTGATCCATATTTTAATCTAGTAGCAGGTATAGAAATATATGTACCAAACTTTGCCACGCTGCAATTAGCACTTGGAATCTAAAATTTTATGGCAAGTAATAATAACGATAGACAACAACAACTAAACAAAGCAATGGACACATTAAAAGCCGGCGGCAGCGTTTACTTAAACAAGTATAGTCTAGCAAGAATGGTTGATGGCAAGATTATTATTTTTAATCCTCAAGTCACTCAACTAAGCGAGTTTCAAGCAGGAAATGCTAGTTTAACTAAGAAAAAACTTGCAGCCGCTATCGCCGCAGGAAAAGTTAGTGTAATCACTCAAGCACAATTAGCTGCCGGCCTTAATCCTACACCACGTGTTCCTAAACCAGTAGGTAGTGCTAAACCTAAGAAACAGGTAAAGGGAACTGCTGATGATGATAAGGGCAAAAAGAAGCCTCAGATTAAGTTACGTAAAGATGCAGATCCTGAACTAAGTCCAGGTAAGCGTCTAAAGAACCCATTGGGTGCATTGTCAAGCTATAATTATCAACTATCGTTATACATGGTTACACCAGATGCATTAGAAATTTTTAAAGAAAATGGCTACAGAGATATTAATAAGTTGGGACTAGCATTTGCCGGTGCTAATAAACCAATTGTTGATAACCAAGCAGTATCAGCAGGCGCCTATATTGTAGCGCAAACAGGCGGCGTTAATAATACTTTTGAGCAACGAGCACCTAGCTTTAACTTCGATTATACTATAGATCAGTTGCAATTTGAAATTGCAGGTCCTAAGGATACAGGTTCGCCAGCCGCAGAATATGACTTTCAGTTTGTAATTACAGAGCCATATGGTTTTAGTTTTATTAGTAATCTAAAACGTGCAGCAGATGCTATCAAAGATTATAATGATAGATTAAACAAGAAAAAGTCAGCAGTCGCTAAAAAGAAAGCAGCAGCGCAACAACAACGAACTAGAATACGTAACGCATCCAACGCCGCCGCACCTTCTAGAAGATTAACCAAAGGCGGCGTCGGCGGGAGAGGTACTTCAGTTACTCCCCAAAAAATTAACTACAACACACGATTTCAATCTAACAATGATATTTTAGCAGGAGTTAGAGGAACTACTCCGAGCAAACCAAGACCTAAAGGTGGCAAAGGCGGCGGCCGAGCAGCAAAAGACAGCGGATATAGAATTTTAACAGACCAGTTTGATAAAGAACAAGCTAACAAAACAGCAGCAGCTAAAGCTGCATCGGCAGCAAAAGGTTCAGGTAAGCCAACTGGAAAAGGTTCGTCAACCGGAACTCCATTAAATCCCGCAAGACAATTGTTTATTTTAGGAATAAGATTTTATGGATACAATGCTTCTGGAATTCCAGTTAGAGGCATAGACACTACCGCAGCTAATAATTCATGGGGAGGAGTAATCGACGGGGCTACTCAAGAAATTGATCCAGGCAATAATAGCTATGCTTTGTTTGAAAGATATTACCCAATATTGATTAATGAAATGACAACCGTAGTTGATGGAAGAGAAACAAAATATAGTTGTAAAGCACAATCAACTGGTATGCAAGCACTTGGAACAAAGCGCGGACAAATTAATAACAAAATGGAAGTTACAGGATCAACTGCAGGAGAACAACTTGACGATCTTATGTCTCAGTTGAATAAAGAACAGCAAAAACTTAATAATGATACTGGCAGCGGATATAGTTATGACATCAAATATGCAAGTGCGAATGATGCCGATAGAATTAGAAGTGCTAAAATTGTTAGTAAAGCTGATTTAGACAAGTATAAATGGCCGGGTTCGGGTGCAAAAAATACTAAAGAATCAAATGTTAATACCGAAACTAAAAAAGGACAAAAGCCCAAGAACAACGCAAGAAAACTTACGATTGCAGAAGGTACTCCTATATTACAAGCAATTAATCAAATCATTGCACAAAGTGCCTTCCTACAAGATGCATTAAAAACCGTATATACAACTGCCCTTGAACCTGACCAAGATAAAGAAGGTTTGCCCGAATTAGATTTGCAAGGTAAAAAGACAATCGAATGGTTTCACTGTACTCCTGAAACAGAAAACATGTCATGGGATGAAGATAGAGCAGATTGGGTATATGATATTAACTATATACTAAATGTATATGACACTCCGGTTTTAGACACCGCATATAGTAATCCAGGCACAAAATATTATGGACCAATGAAACGTTATGAATATTGGTATAGTGGAACTAATACTGAAATTAGACATTATAAACAAACACTAAACAATGATTTTTATTCACAATTTTTAGATCCAAATTTTGGCAAAAACAAAGACGATGCAACTGCAAATAAAAATGGTGGTGAAAATACAAAGAATGCTAGTGGTGGATCAGGCAATGGAGCTGGGGCAACAACTCCATTAGTTGATAATCAGCGAACTGGTCAGCCCATTCAAGGTAAGCAGGGCTTAGGCATGGAAGCACAAAACAGCTATCTTACTTCATTATTTGCACCAACAGCACAAGCAACGGCCGAGATTACAATACTTGGTGATCCTGATTGGTTAATGTCTACCACAAGAACGGGTATGGGCGTTAATGAGAGTACCGTATATAATAAATTTTACGGCAGTGATGGATATAGCGTAAGTCCTGCGGGCGGTCAAGTATTTTTTGAAATTGATTTTAAAGAAGCAATTGATTATAAATCAGGAGGGCAAGACATTGATGTAGGAAATGGGCGCGGGGTCACCGGGGCCCCGGGCACAATGTCAATTAATAGTAGTATCCTATTTTGGAAAGACCCAAAAAGTATTAGTAAGCTAGTAAGAGGCATTAGTTATTCATTAACAACTTGCAGGCATACATTTAGAAATGGTGTATTTGAACAGGTGCTTAAAGGTAATATGACTACGTTCGGTGACAGTGGTAGTAACGATGACGGTAATGCAAGAGAAAACAAGAATACATCAAGTAATTCTGGACCTAATGCAGGTAACAGCAATGCAACTACAACTACTAAGGGCTTGAAGGCTAAAGGTGGTAGAACTAGTGGTAGAGGTACTCCAGGCGCAGCAGAAGCAGCAAGAATTAGAGACTCACAAAGAAACGCTCCAGAAAATCAGGGCAGAGCAGCAGACCGCCGCAAAGTAAGAGGAGGAAGTAATTCAGGTGCAAGTAGTAATTCAGGTGCAGGTAGAGAGGCAGTCGTTGACCCGCAGACTGGCCAGCCACTTGGCACGGTTCGTCGCACTAATAATGGGTTTGAGACCTAATAGGATAACAAAATGGCAGAAAACGTAATTAAAACAAAGGGTAAATTGAAATCCACGAAGCCAGATGCAGGCGGCGGCGTTACCCTAGACCATCCAGTTATTGGCATTGTTAAAGACAACATCGACCCTACTCGCGGTGGTAAAATCAGAGTACAAATTGAAGGTAACACCAACAATCAAAGTAACAATGATGGTGGCTGGACTACTGTGCAATATCTTAGTACCTATTTTGGTATGGTTAAACCTACTGCTGGTCAAAGTGGCAATGGTGATTATGTAAGTAATCCAAGTGCATATGGTCAATGGCAGAGTCCACCCGACATTGGAACAAAAGTATTATGTATTTTTGCTAACGGCGATCCTAATAGAGGTTTTTATGTTGGATGTGTAGTCGAACCAGAAGCAATGCAAATGGTTCCTGCGATTGGATCAAGTGATAATATTGTTGCTAATGAAGGCGAAGCAATGGGTCTTGCCGGTGCTACAAGACTTCCGGTAACAAGTATCAATACTAATAATAAAGCACAAGCAGATAGTACGAATTATTTGGATGCACCTAAACCAGTTCATAGCTATACTGCTAGTATTATGTGTCAGCAAGGTATTATTCGTGATCCTATTCGCGGCCCAATTTCAAGTTCTGCAAGTCGTGAGGCAGTAAGTCGTGTGGGCTGGGGAGTTGCAACACCTGGACGCCCTATCATGGAAGGCGGATATAATGATGAAAATCTTCCTGAAAATCTAAGTAGTAAAAATAATGCACAACTAGCCGTCACCGCTCGTCGCGGCGGACATAGTATTGTCATGGATGATGGCGATATTGTCGGTAGAGATCAATTAATTAGAATTCGTACAGCCTTAGGTCATCAGATCATGATGAGTGATGATGGTCAGACATTAATGATACTTCACAGCAATGGTCAGAGTTATGTTGAATTAGGCAAAGAAGGTACTGTTGATATTTTTAGTACTAACAGCTTTAATGTAAGAACACAGGGTGATATTAATTTTCACGCTGATCAACACATTAATTTTCACGCATCTGAAAATATGAATATTCAGGCAAAAAATCTTCACATTAATACAGAAGAAGATTTTAAAATGCGTAGTGGTCAAGCCCTACAATTATATTCTGTAGGTAATTTTACAGTAAAAAGTTTGTCTGGCGCCGCAATTAAAGCAGATGGACAAGCAAGTCTTGCAAGTAGTGGGCCTACATTTATTAATGGTGCAAAAATTAATCTGAATACTGGTAAATCAAGTATTCAACCTCCTAAAGTTCCTATCATTACCTTGATAACACAAACTGATACATTACATGATGAACAAAAAGGATTTATTGCTGCCCCGGGTAAATTATTAACAGTAACGACTAGAACTCCTGCTCACTATCCTTGGAGCAATGCTGGTCAGGGTGTCGATGTAAAAACTACGTTAGATGCAGTTAAGTCTCTTCCAGTAACTCCTTCAAGTGGAGTTCAAAAAGCAAATCAAGAAGGGGTGGCATCTGGTGCAACTCCTCCTGCAATTGCAACAGTTGCTAGTGCTCCTGATACAAAAACTATTAGTAAGAGTATGGACAAGACTGTTACAAATGCTGTAATGGGTAGTGTTGCTACAGGTGCAGCAACTGGTGTTGCCAAATCAGCAGTTAAGTCAGGTGCAGCAATTGTTGATACAGCAACAAGTAAATCAGTAAGTACAGCTACCACAATTACTAGAACAGCAAGCGCCACAACTACTACAACGGTAACAGAATCTTCAAGTAGTTCTAGCACAAAAATTGTTGCTGTTGGTACATATGCACAAAGTCCTACACAGCTTGTTAGCGCGGGTGTATTGAAGCCAGGTTCAGATAGATTGGTCAATAGCCTTGCACAAAAGCCAGGCGCAACTCCTCAAAGTATTATGCCTAAAAACCTATTCACGGGTAAGCCTGGCGCAGTAGATTTAAAATCATTTGTCCAAGACACTTCAAGTCAAACTACTGCTATGATTAATACTATGCAGTCAGCGCAAACAACTCTAGGTAAAGTCGGAGTACTCACTGGTAAAGAAGCATCAACACAAGTAGCAGGTATGGTTATGGCAGGTGCAACTGTTGGATTGCAAGAAACTGTTAATGCAGTAAAGAATATTTCTGGCGTAGTGTCAAGTGCAAATCTTAAAAATGTTTCTGGCGCAATTCAAGGACAAGTTAGTGGAGCATTAAATTCTGTAACGAGCGGCTTAACCTCACAAGTAGGTAATGTTACTGGTAATATTACGAATGTAGCAGGACAACTTAAGGGTTCATTAGGACAAGCAAGTTCAGCACTTAAAGCAATTGGCTCAGGTGCAGCAGCAGCTGGATTAGCAAATAAGCTAGGCGGTCTCGGTGGTATTAGTAACTCGCTCAAGGGTCTATCTAAGGGTCTCGGTGGTCTTAAGGGCATCGGTGGCAAGCTTGGCGGACTATTCGGTGGCGGCGGCGGAGATGGCCCGTCATTTATTGATCTTGTTGAAAGCGTCAAAGGCCCAGCAGGCGCGGCATTCACTACAATTAGAGATAGCTTAAAGCCATTACAGGCAGGTGTTCCGCAAAATCTCAGTGCAATTGCAAAGGCAAGTGCAGCAACTATTGCAGGAATTTCAAGCAGTAGTAGCGGCATTCAAAGCGATGGATTTAATTTATTAAAATCATTCGTAAATGGTGCAGGAACATCTTCAATTACTGATATTAATGAATTAATTGATAATAATACTATTGCAGGTATTACTGGATCATATAAACAAATTAAAGCACAATTAGGATCATTGGGTGATGATATTTCAAGTCAATCTGCTACCTTAATTAATCAAATAGGTGCAGTCAGTTTAACTAGTTTAACTAGCGGAGTCACTAACCAGTTGGCAACTCAGTTTGGAGCAAATGGAGTTGATACTATAACAAGTCTAAGCAAAGCTATGACTAATACTCCTAAATTGTTTAATGGAGTACCCGATAATTTAGGTTCAATTGTAAATCCCATGAACGTAATTAATAATGTATTCAATGATATTAATACGGAATTTACTGGAGTAAGAAATTCACTTACACTTGTGCCCAATGATATGGAAGAAACACTTGATAACATCAATAACGCCGTAAAAAACATAGGTGGCGCAATCGGCGCTGGCCCTGCGATTGCTGCCGGTAACATGACTGAATTGAGTAATACCGCACAAGCTATTCAGTCTGGTGCAAGTGCAGCTAAAGCAGCACTTATGGCTTCCGGTATTAACAATCTTCCGGGCGGAGCAAGAGCGGTTGGTGCCGTTATGAACAATGCTGAGGGTGCAATTAATGCATTACCAGGCACAGAATTGCTAGGAGACGTTGTAAAAAATGTACAAAGTCTTGCATTAGCCGCTAAAGGACTTAATGCTCAGGGAATCACTAATGCAATTAATAGTAAGTTAGGCGGAGTTTTAGGAAAAGCAGGTGGATTAACTAATCTAATTAGTTCTGCATTGCCATTAGGTAAGGCTGCCGGTTTATTATCTGGACTGTCAGCATTAGGAGCAGGTGGACCTGCCAAAGTAAAACTTCCAACAATTAGTTTTAATACTTTTGATAGAGCAGGACTCGAAAATCAAGTTAAAACATTATTACAAAATCCTAAAATTCCTCTTCCAAACCTACTAGGTGAAATTAAAGAAGGCGTTATAAATCAAGTAGAACAATTAATTCAGAAAAATAAAGATGCATTTAAGATTTTTGACGAAATAGAAAACTGGGATCAAAAGATTGAAGATGCAAGAGATAAGTTATATCAAGCTGAAGCCAATCTCCCAGCCGGCGATAGAGGTATTGCTACTGCTAAAGGTATATTGAGTAGCTTAATAAATGACACTGAATATAATAACCTACTAAAGAAAGCAAAAACTTTCGGTGAAGACGCAGCGGATAATGTTCAATCACTAATGAATAATGCAGGACAAACTGCAAATAATATGCTCAATGCAAGTAAATTTACATCAGCAATTAGCACTGTAAAATCAAGCGCACTTGAAGTTATACAACAATCTACTAATGAAGTAGGTAAAACTGCATTAAGTTCAGTTAAAGGTCAGGGTTCGACAAGAGTTAATTTCTTACAATCAAAATCTACCGTAAGTCAGCAGGATATTAATAACTCACTCGCAGGAATAGTTGGAACATATTCAAATACCAACTTCACGGACAGCATTTGAAATAGGGACTAAATAATAATATGCCACAGTACGTAGGATATTCAAGCATCGGTGCAAACAAACCCAAAACAACTAATGCAGTTATTGGGGCAGACGGGGGTCCGGGTGGAGTTCGACAGCCAATATATTGGGGAAAGAAATTTACTCTAGTGGATGAGCAACTGGTGATTCAAGACTTTATCAATGCATTCAACATCAAGCAAGGAACTAAAGTTGGGAAGCCTAGTTATGGTACAAGATTATGGGATTATGTATTTGATCCTAATACTGCGGATGTTATTACTGCGATACAAGACGAAGTTCGTAGAGTTGCAAACAGTGATCCAAGAATACAAATTGCAACTATTAGTGTCTATCCAAAAGACAATGGAATATTAATTGAATTAGAAATGGCAGTAGTACCATTCAATCAAGCACAGTTGATTTCTGTATTTTTAAATCAGCAAACCGGTACTGCGGCAATAAGCTAAGCTAAAAATCAGTCTTTTTTTTAAAGATAAATACTTTAATAAAAGAGTGATACCATATGGCAACAAGTTCTAGACAATCTGCTTTGTTCGGTTTAAACGACTGGAAAACTATTTACCAAACATTCAGTCAAGCCGATTTTAGAAGTTATGATTATGAAACTCTTCGCAAGAGTTTCATTGACTACCTACAATTATATTATCCAGAAACTTTCAACGATTATACCGAATCAAGTGAATTCATTGCATTGCTTGACGTTATCGCCTTCATGGGTCAAGGTCTAGCATTTAGAAATGACTTGAATGCTCGTGAAAACTTTATCGATACTGCTGAACGTAGAGACAGTGTTATCAAGCTTGCCAATCTTGTTAGCTATACGCCAAAAAGAAATATTGCTGCACAAGGATATCTAAAAGTAACAAGCGTAAGCACCACACAAAATCTTACTGATATCAATGGCATGAACTTAAGCAATCAAACTATTCTTTGGAATGACCCTGCTAACCCAAATTGGTTAGAGCAGTTTAATACAATTATAAATGCTACTCTTGTTGATACTCAAAAGGTAGGCAAGCCCGGTAATGTTCAAGACCTACTAGGTGTTACTACTGCTGAATATACAATGTCTATCCCAAATGATGTATTACCGATCGTACCTTTCGACAGTACAGTAGATGGCACTAATATGAACTTTGAATTAGTAAGCGCAAGTAGTATTGATACTGACTACATTTATGAAATTCCTCCTGCACCGTCTGGCGCTTTTAATATATTATATCGCAATGATAAGTTGGGCTTCGGTAGTCCTCAGACAGGATTCTTTTTCTACTTTAAGCAAGGATCGCTAACTTCGTATGATTTTAGTTTCCAGCAACAAATCAGTAACCAAACATTAGATATTGATATTCAGGGTATTAATAATAGCGATACATGGTTGTATCAAATCTTAGAAAATGGTAACCTCGCACAATGGCGACAAGTTGAAAATGTCTATGCTGATGCGTACCTACAAACAGAATCAAGCAATAGAGCAATCTTTAGCGTAGATAGCAGATTCAACGATCAAGTTACATACGTGTTCGGTGACGGAGTGTTCAGTGCTATTCCAGTAGGCAACTATACAGCATATGTACGTGCAGGTAACGCACTAAGCTATACAATCGATCCTATTGAAATGTCAGGAGTAAGTGTTACTTTCACTTACCTTAGCCGTCAGGGAAAATTCGAAACAATTACATTTAATTTAGAATTACCACTTCCTGTTACTACTGCACAAACTCGTGAACCACTTGACGAAATCAAATTACGTGCTCCAACTCGTTACTATACGCAGAACAGAATGGTTAATGGTGAAGATTATAACAACTTCCCATATACATTGTATAGTTCAATTATTAAGAGTAAAGCAATTAATCGTGCAAGTATCGGTGTTAGTAAGAACTTAGACTTGCTTGATCCAACTGGCAAATATAGTAGTACAAACAGTTTTGGTAGCGATGGTGCGTTATATCAAGATAATAATGATGGATTCTTGGCGCTTACAATTAACACAACAAGTGATATCATTGCATTTTTTACTGATACATTATCCAGTATATTGTCACTAAATCGTGCAACACAATATTATATTCAAAACTATCCAAGATATACTGTAACATCGCTTACGAGTCCGGTAACTACCCCGTCTGAGGTAGTATATTGGAAGACAAGTAGTGTTGATACTGGTGCTGAATCAGGATATGTCTTTACTGTTTCTGGTTCGCTTGAGCAACCACAGAGTGTAGGTACATTTAATACTACTAACTTAAAATATTTGACTCCGGGTGCTATTTTAAAGTTTAATGCGCCGGCTGGATATTATTTTGATCTTACTACTAATCGCCTTGTTCCAGGTATTTCGCCATCAAGCGAAAATCAATATATTTGGACAACAGTATTAAGTGTTATTGGTGATGGTAGCAACAATGGCGAAGGTAGTTTTGCTAATGGTGCAGGCCCAATTAAAGTAAATGGTTATGTCCCTTCAGGTGTAATTCTTACACAAATTATTCCAGTGTTTGATAATAGCCTATCAACTACATTGATTCAAGAATGCTTGATTAAGATGGAATTGCAACAAGACTTTACATTAGTCTTTAACAATAGTTTGATGGTAAATGAAGAACGCTGGTCAATTAGCTCATTCACTGATACAAACTATTTTGTAAAGTTTGAAAGCACCGGCGCTAATACATATCGTATTACATACAAAGCCTTAACTTATTATTTTGGTAGTGTAAGCGAAACAAGATTTACATTCAGCCCAGATGAATTAGTATATGATCCTTTCAGTGGTAAGATTATTCAAGACTTTATTAATGTACTAAGTGTCAATACAATGTTTGGTACAAGCACACCGTTGGGTGTTGATTTAAAGGTCAATATCTTGGGTCAAACAGTAGAAAGTGACGGTTATATTAATGACTTCCAAGTTGAAGTAGCAGCAACAGATGTTAATAATAGACAATTAATTTTAAATCCTGACTTTTTCAGTGATGTCACTGGATATCAAAATAATAATGCAAATGTGGGCGTTTATGTATTTTTTGAAACAGTGCAGGATGCAATTAATTTAACTCGTCAATATATTATTCCATCAAGTAGTGTTGTGTATAGCTATCCAACAAAGAGTCAAGTTGAAGTTGTAAAATATGATTATCCGTTGGGCACTTTATTCTATGCCTATAGTGAAAATATTTTCTATAAAACTATACAAGATCAAACAGTGACAACACCGTTTTATATATTAACTACTCAGCCGCAGTTTAGTATGAAGCCGGGCCGTCAGGGACTTAGCTTCCAATACAGACACAACAGTAACAATACTGCTAGAATTGATCCAGTAACTACAAACATTATTGATTTGTATGTTGTTACCCAATCATATTATACTGCATATCAAAATTATATTGTCGATACTACTAACACTGTTCCAGAACCAACTCGCCCGACTATTAGTGAGTTGCAACAAGAATATGGTGAAGTTCAAAATTATAAAATGTTGAGCGATGCAGTGATCTTAAATAGCGTTGTGTTTAAACCGCTATTTGGTCCTAAAGCTGATCCAGCATTACGTGCTACTATTAAAGTTATTAAAGCTCCAGCAGTAAATGCTAGTGATAGCGAAATTAGAAGTGCGGTTCTTGCCTCAATGAATAATTACTTTAGCGTTAATTTATGGGACTTTGGTGATACATTCTATTTCAGTGAATTAACTGCATTCCTTCACGGTACAGTTGGTGAATTAATTAGTTCTGTAGTACTTGTACCAAATGATCCCACTATGAATTTTGGAGATTTATATGAAATAAAATGTATGCCTTATGAGATTTTTGTTAATGCAGCAACAGCAAATGATGTGGTTGTGATCCCAGCTCTCACACCCGCCGAATTACAGGTAAGATAAGTATATACATGGCTAGAATCAGAACATTAGACTTCCTCCCGGAAATTTTTCAAACAGAAAGCAACAGCGAATTTTTGGCAGCGACCCTTGACCAAATTGTAAATCCGCCAAGCACATTGCGTATTCAAGGATATGTGGGCAGTAGAATAGGTTACGGCATTAATGCCACAAACGATTATGTCATTGAACCTACCAAAACACGTATCGACTATCAACTTGATCCA